AGGTAATGGTACAAGTTACAATCCAGCGGAAGCTCTCAATATGTATTTTCAAACTGGTAGTGTTGTAGGTAGATCACTTACACAAGACGGAGGTATGAATGCAGGTAAAGTTCCTATTCAAGAATTAGCTTCATCGTCAGGTCAAGCTAAAATACAAAGTTTAATAGGTACTTATCAGTACTATTTACAGATGATAAGAGATGTTACTGGTTTAAACGAAGCAAGAGATGGTTCTACACCAGATAAAGATTCTTTGCTAGGTTTACAAAAAATGGCGGTTAACGCATCTAACACAGCAACAAGACACTTAATGCAAGCTCAGTTGTTTTTAACTTTAAGAGTATGTGAAAACATTTCTTTAAAAATAGCAGATTCTTTATCATACCCATTAACAGCTAACTCGTTAAAACAAAGTATATCTAACTATAACTTCCAAACACTTAGTGAAATTGAAAACTTAAATCTACATGATTTTGGTATATATTTAGAATTAGAGCCTGATGAAGAAGAAAAAGCTAAACTAGAGCAAAACTTACAAGTAGCATTGCAAACTGGGAGTGTAGATCTTGATGATGTAATAGATATAAGACAGATTAGAAACTTAAAAATGGCTAATCAACTATTAAAGCTTAAGAAAAAGAAACGTCATCAACAAAAAATGGCTGATCAACAAGCTAACATACAGGCTCAGGCACAAGCAAACGCGCAGTCTGCTGAAAAAGCTGCAATGGCTGAAGTTCAGAAACAACAAGCTCTAACTCAAGAGAAAGTAAGTATAGAGCAAGCAAAATCACAGTTTGAAATACAACGTATGCAGACAGAGGCTCAAATAAAAAGAGAGCTAATGGCTGAAGAATTTAACTATCAGTTTCAATTAGCAAAAATAAAAGCTGATGCCGAAAAAAGCAGAGAGACTGAAATAGAAGATCGTAAAGACGAAAGAACAAGAATACAAGCTACACAGCAATCAAAAATGATAGCTCAAAGACAAAACGATGAGCTACCTAAAGACTTTGAATCATCTGCTTTTGATGATTTAAGTGGATTTGGTATGCAGTAGGTAAAGCTTTAAATAAAAGCAAACATTAACTATTTAATTATATTATATTATGTCACAAGAAAAACAAGAGGGAGAGTTCTCCTTGAAGGGTAAAAAAATTAAACCTAAAAATTTAGGTAAAACGAAAGACCAACCTATTAAAGTTGATCTATCTAAACCTGCTGAAGAAACAGCTGTTGAAGAAGTTACAAAAGTTGTAATAAACAACGAAGAAACTAAAACAGAAGAAAATGCCAATACAGAGCAAGAAACAGCAAACGTGGTTGAAAATAAACAACCCGAAATTATACAAGAAGTGGGTGAACAAGTATCATCAGGGGAAAGCTCCATTCAAGATGAAAACCCAATTATTCAAGAAATAACAGATGAGGTTTCTCAAAACGAAGCTGAGATTTTAGAAGAGCAGCTAGATCAAGCTATTGTAGAGCAAAGCGCTGGAATTAATTTACCAGAAAACGTTGAAAAGCTAGTTTCATTCATGGAAGAAACCGGTGGTACAATTAACGACTACGTTAGATTAAATGCTGACTACTCTAATATTGATAACGATACATTACTTAGAGAGTATTATAAAAAAACAAAGCCTTATTTAGATAATGAGGATTTAAGTCTCTTACTTGAAGATTTTTCATACGATGAAGATCTAGACGAAGAAAGAGATATACGCAAGAAGAAACTTGCATTTAAAGAAGAAGTTGCAAAAGCCAAAAGCTTTTTGGAGGAAACAAAGAGTAAATACTACGACGAGATCAAGTTGAGACCGGGCGTAACTCAAGAACAAAAGAAAGCTGTGGACTTTTTCAATAGATATAACGAAGAGCAAGGCAAAGCCGAGCAACAACACGAGTTATTCAAAGACCAAACTAAAAAACTATTCTCACAAGATTTCAAAGGTTTTGATTTCAATTTAGGAGAAAAGAAATTCAGGTATGGTGTAAAGGATCCTAGTAAAGTTGCAGAAACCCAGTCAAACATTAATAACATCGTAGGGAAGTTCCTTAACAAGGATGGTAGTGTTAAAGACGCGGTGGGTTATCACAAGGCAATGTACGCCGCTGCTAATGTCGATACTATTGCTAATCATTTTTATGAACAAGGAAAAGCTGACGCTGTCAAACAAGTTATAGACAGTTCAAAAAATCCAAGTCAAGCTCTAAGGCAATCGCCTCAAACAGGGTTTAAAGATGGTATCAAGGTAAAGGTGTTAAATGAAGGTGCTCTAAGTTCGTCAAAATTAAAAATAAAAAAAATAAAAATTTAACATTTAAAATCATTTAAAAATGGCATTAAACAACGCATTCGGTTCAATCAAACCGAGTCAAAAACAACAATTATTATCTGATAACTATTTAAGTTTTACAGATGGATCAGGAAACGATTTTGCACAACAATATCTACCTGAAATTTATGAACAAGAAGTAGAGCGTTACGGAAACAGAACATTATCTGGATTCTTACGTATGGTAGGTGCTGAAATGCCTATGACTTCTGACCAAGTAGTATGGTCTGAGCAAAATAGATTACACGTTGCTTATGATGAAGTGACTATTGCTACAGCTACTACTTTAACATTTGTAACTGGTGGAACATCTCAAGTAAACAATGTTATCTCTAAAAATGATACTATCGTAGTTTTAGATCCTGCAAACGGATTAGAAGTAACTGCATTAGTAACAGACAGCGTTAACAACGGGGCTGGTACTTTAGCTACTCTTACAGTTGCTACTTATACTGGAGCTGATCTTGATGATACTTTCAACGTATTAGATACAAACTTGAAGATTTTTGTATACGGTTCTGAGTTTCAAAAAGGAACTGGAGATTCTGATATAAAGTCAATTACTCCTTCTTTCACTCAGTTCTCTAACTCACCTATCATCATTAAAGACAAATACGCTATCTCTGGATCTGACGCTGCTCAGATTGGATGGGTTGAAGTTGCTACTGAAGATGGAACTGGAGGATATTTATGGTATTTAAAAGCTGAGTCTGAAACTAGACTACGTTTTGAAGATTACTTAGAAATGTCTGTAGTTGAAGGAACTAAAGCTGCTGCTGGTTCTGGTGTTGCTACTATCGCTGGAGATGTTGCATACAAAGGAACTGAAGGTTTATTTGCTGCTGTAAAATCAAGAGGTAACATTTATTCTGGATTTGCACCTGCTGCTGGAGATTTAACTGAATTTGACGAAATTCTTAAAAACTTAGATACTCAAGGAGCTATCGAAGAAAATATGTTATTCGTTAATCGTGAACTTTCTTTAACTATCGACAACATGTTAGGCGGAGTATCTGCTGGACCAAACGGTGGTGTTGCTTATGGATTATTTGAAAATTCAGAAGATATGGCATTAAACTTAGGTTTCTCAGGATTCAGAAGAGGTTCTTATGACTTCTACAAGACTGACTGGAAATACTTAAACGATGCATCTACTAGAGGAGCTGTTACTGACGCAGGTATCGAAGGTATCTTAGTACCAGCTGGAACTTCTACTGTTTATGATCAAATTTTAGGAACTAACATCAGACGACCATTCTTACACGTACGTTATAGAGCATCTCAAAGTGATGACAGACGTATGAAGTCTTGGTTAACTGGATCTGTTGGTGGAGCTTACACTTCTGATCTTGATGCAATGGAAGTACACTTCTTATCTGAAAGATGTTTATGTGTACAAGCGGCAAACAACTTCGTATTGTTTACTAACTAATACAAGAGTAAATTACTGTAATTTTTACCCTCGTTATATCAACGGGGGTAATCATTACTTTTATTAACATTTTTATTTTATTATATTATGGCAAATCAAGCTAAAAAAGCAGTAGTAAAAGCAGAGGTTGCACCTCAGCCTATAAAAACAAAACAAGTAAAAGTAGAACCAGCTGAACCAAAATGGGAGATTAAAGATAGAACTTATATTTTAAAAGGTTCATACACTCCATTAACAGCTACTCTACCATCAAGACATTCTGGTAGATTTCCTTTGTTATGGTTCGATGAAAAAACCGGGGAACAAAAAGAATTAAGATACGCAACCAATCAAAATTCACCACTTGTAGAAAAACAAAAAGGTGAATCAACACTTGGTCACGTGGTATTTAAAAATGGTGCTTTATTTGTACCTAAACAAAAACAAAATTTACAGAAACTATTATCTATTTATCACCCTTCTCTAAACGTTAAGTATTATGAGTTTAGTAAAGTAGAAAAAGCTACTGATGATTTAGTATACTTAGAAATGGAGATTGAAGCTTTAAATGCAGCTAAATCCATGGATATTGATCAAGCAGAGGCTATATTAAGAGTAGAAGTAGGTTCTGAAGTATCTAAGATGACTAGTAGAGAAATAAAAAGAGATCTTCTTATGTTCGCTAAGAATAATCCAGATTTATTTATTGATCTAGCTAATGATGAAAATGTACAATTAAGAAATTTTGCTATTAAAGCAACTGAAGCAGGTATAATAAAGCTATCAGCAGATCAAAGAACTTTTGTTTGGGCATCTAATGGTAAGAAACTTATGACTGTTCCTTTTGACGAGCACCCATATTCAGCTATGGCAGCTTTCTTTAAGACAGACGAAGGATTAGAAATTTTTAAATCTATAGAGAAAAAGTTCATATAACATGTAATAATCAATATAGGCCGGCTGTTAAAAGCGGTCGGCTATATTTTAAAAAATAACCTAAAAAAAGTAAAAATGGCTATAAACATAAACTCAGTTTATAAAGCTGTTCTAGTTGTTCTAGAACAAGAAAAAAGAGGTGTTTTGACGCCGAATGAATTTAACAAAATTGCTACTCAAGCACAACAAGAGATATTTACTCAATATTTTGACGACTTAAACCAGTTGCTTGGAATGCCTCAAACATCTTTAGCTTATGCTGATAGAATGGCTTTGTTAGATGAAAAAATATCTATATTTAAAAAAAATGAGAATGTTTTACTAGTAAATAATATAGCTGAACCTTCGGAAACTGTTCAAGAATTAGGTTCTGTTATATACAACTCTCCAACTGCAGGCGCGGTAGGTAGAGAGGCTCAAAGAATACAGCAATATGAGTTGTTTACAACAAATCAATCTCCTTTGACTGCACCTACAGAGTTCTACCCTGTGTACATATATGAAGGGAATAAAATAACAATGTACCCAGATGCATTAACAGGTAACAACACTACTGATAAAGTAATACAATTAAATTACTTATTCTTTCCTAAAGATCCTAAATGGGGATTTAATGTAGATACTGAATTAGGTCATTATGTGTACAATTCATATGACTCTCAAGATTTTCAAATACATAAATCAGATCAACCATTGTTGATAGATAAAATATTAGGTTACGCAGGAGTAATGACAAAAGATCAATTCGTCATGTCTTTAGCTAATAACAAAGAACAACAAATAAACGTTAACGATCAAAAATAATAGACATGGCAGCTACAACTACTACCAATGCTTTTATATCATTAAATGATGTAATAAACAACTTTATAATCTCTTACACTGGACCAGGTAAACTTATACCTGACTCAAAAAGAACAGAAGTAATATTTCACGCTAGACGGTGTTTACAGGAATTTGCGTACGAAACTTTAAAAAGTCAGTTTAAAGTAGATTTAGCAACTACTCCGGCAAGTATCGACTTACCTATCGACTTCGTAGGAGTAGTGTCTGTGATTGTAAATGGACTTGCACTTGAACAAGTTGAATACGACAGCGGTGCAGGGCAGCAATCTGGTGAATACGCGATAAGATACATTGATAAAAAGATGTTTTTTAGTAGTGCTCAGTTTGGTCAAGGACCTTTTGAGTTAAAATATTTATCAAATGCTTTAACTACCGACGAAAACGCAGCTATTCCAAAGCTAGCAGAAGAAGCTTTATACGCTTGTATGGTTTACTCTATATTGGCAAATAGAGAAAAAACAAATCCAAACTTACTACAAAGATTATTAATAGAAAAAATAGATAAATTAGAAAGATCTAAATCTAGATTAGTTTTTACTAACTTTTCTGAATAAAAAAAACAGATATGGCTATAAACGTAAACTCGGTATACAAAACCGTTTTGCTGATATTGAATAAAGAGCAACGTGGTTATATGACTCCAGATGAGTTTAATAAAACAGCCACTAAAGTTCAACTTGATATATTTGAGCAATACTTCGACGACTTAAACCAGCAGCTACGTGTACCGCAAGCAGATTTTGACTATAGCAATAGAAAGATTGATATAGATGACAAAATAGAAACGTTTAAATGTTTGGGTAATTGCACGTATTTAACTTCTAAATTTAGATTACCTTTAACTGATATTTTAAGTGGAGGTACTACTGTAGTTTATGACGATGCTCCTACTGCTAGTCAGTTTGCTTTTTATAGACTAGGTACAGTTATTTATGGTAATAATAACGAAGTAGAGTTACAAAGACTACAGAGAAATGAATTTTACAATATAGATAGATCTGATTTAACAGCTCCGAGTGAAAACTTCCCTGTTTACCTCTACGAAAGTGGTAAAATAACCGTAAAACCAGATTCAA